GGGCGATGTTCCTAACATCAAAAAACACTCACAACCCGTTTGAGGATTACCTAGGACTACCCGGGTGGGGTGGGCGATGTTCCTAACATCAAAAAACACTCACAACCCGTTTGAGGATTACCTACAATACCTCACAGCAGACATTTACAATTTTTGTCGTGAGATCGGGGTAACCCCAACATCCCAGCAAGAAGAGTTGCTTGACCAAGTACAGAAGGGTTCGAGGCGCATTGCTGTGCGGTCGGGAATGGGGCCAGGGAAGACGTTTACTGCCGGTATCGTGGGGATGTTTGCGTCTATTCGGCACCGCAGCCATAAGCTGATCGTGACGGCGCCTACCATGTCTCAGTGTAAGGATGCTTGGCTGGCCCAGGCCAAGAAACTGATCGTCGAGAACCCTGAAGCCAACGCTGTCCTGCAGAATATCTTCGACTTCACTGAGACCGGGTTCGGGATCTTGAATCGGAAACAGAACGTTTGGGGGTGCATGCTGAAGGCTGCTCGGGACTCCGACCGCGCCAGGGGGCAGCATGAGAACCACATGGGGGTGATCTTCGAAGAGGCGAGTGCTATCGATCGGCAGATGTGGCATGTGTACAAGAGCACGCTGACAGGTCCGGATAACTGGATGCTGGCGATCGGGAACCCGTCAATTCGCTCCAGTGCGTTCTTTGACTGCTTCTACGGACCAGACAAGCATACCTGGGTGCAATTGCACTGGAACGCTGAAGAGACCGTCAGTCCCTACTACAACTCGGACCAGGCCAAGCAATTGGCGAGGGAGTATGGTAAGGAATCGGATGTCTACCGGGTGAATGTGTTGGGGGAGTTTCCGAAGCAGGATGCAGACGCTGTGTTGTCCACGGAACTGATTGACCCCCTCGTTACCGACACACCGGATCAGCATTTACGGTACATGATGGAGCCGGGGACTCTCATACCAGATCAGCGAGGATACAAGGAGCTGTGTCTCGATCCCCAGTTCGGGGACCGGGCAATCCGGAGACAGATTTCGTTGGACTACGCTCGTAAGGGCGGTGACGAGAACGCCATCTACGCCATCCAAGGGAACGCAACGTTGTCATGGTGGACGAAGTCGATGATAGAGCCAGCCGAGACCACGCGCAGGGCGATCAAGTACGCAGAGGACTTCCATTGGAAAAAGGACAAGTGTACCTTTGTGCCAGATTCCAGTGGCATGGGCCAGGGGTGTATCGGGACGTTTTACGAAGAGGAGTGGCAAGCATTCGAATTCCACAACCATGGGAAGCCACTATCACGGGAATATGCCAATCGGATAACAGAGGCTTACTTTTGGATCAGGAAAAAGGTGCTGGCCGAGTGTATCAACGTGCCGGATGACCCGATTCTGATTCGGCAGTTGACTACGAGGAAGTACATGATAGACCCGAAAGGCAGGCCGATTATGGTGCCAAAGGATCAGCACAGATCGGAAAATGGAGAGTCCCCAGATAGGGCGGATGCTTTTGTGATGGCGCACTACCCATGTGCGATCTCTTCTGGTTTTGATATTGCAACTCGGTAATAGAGATGCTAAATTTCGAAAACGATATGTGCAGTTCAGGAGGTAAGTCATGTCTTTCAAAGGTTACGCCCCAATCGACGCATCTGTAACGGCAACAGTTGGGTTGATCCTCGCTGCTTCGCTCGCACCGGTGTCCAGTGCTGACGGGATGGAAGTCACATCGGTACTGGTCCGGAACACCGGATCGAATCCGGTAGACGCCTTCCCTGGTGACCTGGATGATGCGAGTTGTGTGTTTGGCAAGGGGTGGCCTATGGCGGTTGGGGGATACTTGACATTCTCCAAGGTCGACAAAGATCTGCCGAATGCCGGGTTGAAGGGGATCTGTGGTACGGGGTTGACTTCTACGACCTCAGTTTTGAGGAGTTGACAAATGCCGAAGATATACCCCGCACCTGACTGCTCTTTAGCACCCACACAAGTACCCCTTACCGGGGCTGGCCCACACGACTTGACGGGGTACACGTCCGGAAATTACCGGATCCTGGTGGACTCATCCACCGGGGCAATTACAGTCAACCTGCCGTCTGCCGTAGACGAGTTGGATTTGGAGATCGTCGATTCCGGCACCAACCAAGTAACGTGTGTTCTGGATGGCGCGGACACGGTGAACGATGTGGCAGAGAACAAAGTGCTGTATGCTTACCCAGAATCGATGATCTTCAAGGGTGAAGCAGGAAACTGGAACGTAACGATGCCTCTCGGGGCATAAACGAGGACAAGACTATGAGATCCCGGGTTATGAGTTTCTGGGCACTACTTCTGTTCATCTCGGGGGCGGCCTATGCCCAGAGAGTACCGGTGTACGTGAACCGATCGGACTGGGCAGCGGACAAGCTGCCGTACCTCGACGGTACAGGGTCTGCAGATGTGACGTCAACGGATTTCTCCACTTTCGGGAGGTCTCTGGTAGGGGCAGCTGACGCTGGAGCTGCTGGGGCACTCTTAGGGCTGAGCCCAGCACAGGTCGTCACCGTGGCCAAGAGCGGGGGGCAGCACACAACAGTAACGGCAGCCGCAGCAAGCATCACGGATAGTTCAACCAGTAAACGATACGTTATCGTCGTTTACCCGGGAGAGTACTCCAGTGAGAATGTTGTCTTGCCTGGGTACACATCCTTGATTGGGGCAGGGGATCATGTCGCAACTACGATTACGTCAAGTTCAGGAATCACGGTCACCGCACCGGCGGCCGCAACGGCTGGGAATATCGCCAATATCTCGATAGAGAGCACCGGCGATGGTGGGACAGTATTTAAGCAGACTACAGGATTCTGTATCCACCACAATGTTTGGTTTTCGTGGGTCAATAGCGACAACGGGGCCAGCGGTACGCTGCTCGACATAGACGGTGGCGTGTTCAGCCTCTATGGAGGTAAGTTGAGATACAATGGTGGGGGTGATTCGGTAGGTGTCGTGACCCACATTCCAGTAGCCGTTACTGGGTCTTCGAATTGTACGTTCCAGGACGTACATTCAGACTGTGATACCGAAGATTACGATGACAACATGTACACGTACAACTTCGATTCGTCCTATACGGGGGAATTCTGCATCGAGGGTGGGGAACAGAGAATCGACGCTTTGGATGCAGCGTACGTTGGTGCCGTGAATTTCGTTAGGGTATTGGGACTCCCCACTAAAGCGTGTGTACGGAGTCTGGATATTGAGGTGTCGTCTGCTGGTAACGGAACCGGAACACTGCTGTACTTGGACTCGCCCGCTGGAGGGGCAGAGGTTCAGATATTTGGAGTAAATGCCTCTTTGACAGGGTTCACTACTAACTACGCCGGAGATATCGCAGCCGGGGATACTGCGGTAACCGGGTCAAGCAATCTAATAGCCGCTCAGGGCTCGACAGGGGCCGGGATATTTACCCGCAATGCTTTGGTGCTTAACGGCGACCTCTACGTCACGACCGACATGCATGCGGCGTACATCGAGTTCGACGATGTTGAGAACACGTACATAGGTATCGATAAGACGTACCCCACGTACTTTGCGTTTTCGAACGATGAGACGAACTTTTGGTTGGGGAACGCATCTGACAAGAACATTTGGATGAACTACGAGAAGGACGCCGATATCATCGTGGGCTCTGGCACGGGGGGCGACACCGATATCCAGATTCACGAAGGCACAGCAAACAAAACCACGCTCGGCCAGACCGGTATCGATTTTGATATCACCGTGGGCGTTGCGAATGGCGGCATCAATCTAACGCCCAATGGTACAGGCACGGTGGACGTGGTGGACAGCGGGGTGGTCGTAGACCAGAGCGGCACCGGGGTCAATTCCCCCACACTCACACTGTCTGGAGATAACGCAGGAAACGCCGTTAGCGGCGTGCTGCAACTGATTTATGGGGCAGATCCGTACTTGCGTATCAGCGTCGACCAGGACGGCTCGGGTACCGGCACGGCGGTTGTGCTCGACATCCATGACCAGGCCATAGTGTTCGGCACGGACAATACAACGGATATCGGCACCTCGGGGGCGAATCGGCCGAAGAACATCTACGCGGCGGGCAGTATTACAGGGGTGTCGATCACGGACGGTACCGCAACCCTTAGTTCGGGCAGTCTGACGGCTGCGGTCAACATCGACCTCACAGGACATGCGTACCTCCCTCTCACCAACGACGCTGTTACCCCGACGATCAACTTCGGGGACGACGGCGACGGCATCTACAGCTCAGCAGATGGGTACGTAGACATTGCAACCAACGGGGTACGGAGGGCTTACTTTTCGGATACCGTGTTCAGCGCGGATGCGGCTATGCGTCTGCTGGAGCAGGCGGCGGCGGCGACCTCTGTTGCCGGGTACGGGCAGATATACGTTAAGACCGGGACACCGAATACGCTCTGGTTCGCAGACGATACGGCGGCTGAAGTGCAGCTCGGGGCTGGAGGCGGCGGCACTACCTTCGCCGTAAACGTCGAGACACTTGCAGACGCAAAGACAATAGCGGACGGCGACCCGCAGACACAACTGCTTGACCCCGACGGCGAGAACAGAGATGTGTACCTTCCTGCTGCTCCAGCGGCAGACAGCGAGTTCTGGGTTGTGAACTCTGGTTCTAGAACTGGCGCTTTTTACCTTGAGGTCTCGTTGTCGGGTGATGCTACCGAGTATTTTACTCGGGTAAACGTAGGAGGGGGAGCACATTTTGTTTATGACAGCACCGACAGCCTGTGGCGCTGTGTAGGCCCAGGATTCATAAATACCAGAACCGGGGCTGACACCTACGACCAGGAATTTATCAACACCAGTATCGGGCAGGGGGCAAATGCTTCTAATTTTGGGTCAGCGTTTGGTGGTGCGGCTAACGCTAACGACCATGGCGCGGCGGTTGGTGGTTCGGCTAACGCTAGGAACCATGGCGCGGCGGTTGGGTACGCAGCAAACGGGTCTGTATTCGGCGTGGGGGTTGGTAACGGCGCGAACGGGTCTAACTTCGGCGTGGCGGTTGGGGACAATGCGGACGCTTGCCCCGTTGGAGTGGCACTAGGGGACTGTTCTGACACAAATACACACCCATACAGCACGGCACTAGGCCCCTACTCACAGGGCGCACGCTATGGAGACGTAGCCAGTCTCGGAACCCCTCAGACCAAGACTATGACGTTTCGTAAGTCTGAGGTATCGTGGTACGGGAACGTGACTGCGGCCAGTGGGGCAACTGAGATCTTTCTGCGAGGCGTAGGGTCGCAGTACGCGGTTATCACGTCGTCGTCCACAGTCGTCGTCAAGGGACTGGCGGTTGCCCGAGACCCTACGGCAAACGAGTCCAATTCATGGGAGTTTTCCTGCACGATCCAGAACGATGCGGGGACCACTGCCATGAAGTCGGCAGCGACCATCACTACTATTGATGAAGATGATGCGACGTGGGTCTTTGCTATTGACGCAGTGGACAGCACTACTGACTACTTGAGAATGCAGTTTACCCCCGACGCAGATAACGGTACAGAGATCGTGATTTACGCAACCCTGGTTGAAGTCATCGAGTAAGGAGACCGAAGAATGAGAAACACTATCGCAATCGCACTGATCCTGGGCCTGTCAATCGCAGTCATGGCAAAACCGAAGAGGGTGAAGCTGGACAAGGTAATGAGTTCAGGCATCGCAGCCACGTATTGGGCTCTTGAGGAGTTCACCGTGTCCATTGCCAACGACTCCGCCGACATCCATCTCGCTGCGTACTTGAGCAAGGAAGCGATGCTGGCAGGCAAAGTCGCCGTTGCGCACCAGCAGATGCGGGTAGCTGGCGTATCGGGCAAGAAGTGGTTTGATGATGCTGCCGACGACCTCTTGGGCCGTGCAATCCAGATGCAGGAACTCACCGGGGCAACTTTGGAGAACGCAGAATGAAAACAACGGCAAAAGGCACCCCGAAACGGGACGGATCAGGACGTGGTAACCGTAGCAATAGGGGACGCGGCGGTTGCGCCACGACACGAAAAACCGGGGGTACGAGCAAGATGAAAGACAACGACATTGTAGCATTGGTACTCGTGATGGCGTGCGTGTTCATATGCTCTGGATGCGTCAGCAACGTCCAGCACATTCATGACCCCGTAATCACTCTACCGGCTGAGTCGCTTTCCGAGGGCTCGGCGCCAACGATCATCGTCATCGGCGCGCAGGTCGCCGCGAAGCCTGTCGATTTCGGTGGTATCATCTCGCCGGACACCACGGCGAACGCGAGAGCGGCAGCAAGCCAGAACGGCGACGTGGACGCGGACCAGCGAGGGAGCCCATGATTACGTTCCCGCATTGCGTCCAGCTCTCTGACCTCGAAGATCTGAGCATGCCGGGCTGGTTCATGCTGACGAAGCCCTTCGACGCCATCGAGGACGGAGTTCTGTACCGCGCTCCGGCTGGGATGCTGACCGACGGAGCGAGCATACCGCGATTTGCATGGCGCATCGTGGGCTCTCCCTGGACTGGGCGCTATCTCAGAGCCGCCATCATCCACGATGCGGGATACAGCGGCAAGTTGCTGTCTGGACCTGTAGATGGTATCTTGGAATCATGCGAGATGACACGGAAAGAGATCGACGAGCTATTCTACCGTCTAATGCTCGCACGCGGCGTCGGGAAGCGCCGTGCATGGGCTATGCACAGAGCAGTACGCGCCGGAGGCTGGGCGCCGTGGAACCGATCACGACGAGGGACACAAGATGCCAGCGCCTGACCCCAAAGAACTCGCCCGACTCATAGCAGAGCACCGGAGGTTCAAGGGTCTTGGGTTAGCAGCTACTTGAAGGTGACCCTGGTACGCATCTCGAAGGACACACCTTTGGCGTAAGCTCTTGAGAATTTCTGGAACCGAGCCAAGACCGTATCCGCTACCTTCTGCTTGAATCCTGCAAAGCCAACGTCGTTGTCAAAGAACTTCTTTCCTACAGTCGGGCCTACTGATTCCCGTAGAATCAACTCGCCGGACTTTACCGCTTCACTGAATTGCACTGAGGTCAGGGACAGCTTTTGTACCTCAGACAACCGCTCTGGGTACCCATTGGCGATACGTGGATCGTTTGCGACGTCACGATAGTACGCCAGCATGGGGCCGCCTTCTTTTCTCTTTACCGCTTCCCGACCGTCGTGCAGGATGACAGCCCAGAAGTGGGGTACCTGTGCCTTTAGGCTGGTTCTGCCATCTTGTGCGATTTCCAAGCCGCCCTTTAGTGCTGTAGAAGGTATCGAGGACATAGATTGTCTGTGTAGCAGATCCCTCAGATCCTTGATGGTTGGGTCGAGGAACTGGATGAAGTAATCCGGGACTGTAATCTGCCCTGCCGAGCCGGTAGCCATCGGGTCACTCCTTCACACCATCTGAGAGGTCTCGACCGTTTGCTGCGGCTTCTGGGGCACTTTCACGCATGCGCCCAACAGTGTCTGCAGTCTTGATGTCGATGTAGTCAGTGACTTTGCGGAAATTGAATGAATCTGGGTCGATACCGAGGCCTGACTTTTTCGTATCTCCGAGGGTACGAGACAGTGCCCGGGAGATGGTTCGCTGAGATCTCCCGATGACCAGGGCTTGGAAAGACATTAAGGCGTTGACGAATTCGTTATTCGCTCCGAGCTTGCCCGGAATCTGAATGCCGGCGAGCAGTGGGGGAACCTGGTGACTGGTAACGATGTCCATCTTGGTTACTTCGTAGTTCTTCTGGAACGCCTCATCGGTCTTGCTGTCTTTGGTGATCTGTTGGAAGAAGATTTTTGTGTCGGCAGTGCTTGAGAAAGCGTGGGCCACGGATTGGTGCTTCTTGCCGGTCTCGGATGTCTGGGAAATCGCGGTTCTGATTTTGTTCCAGTCTGTTTTACCGATGGGCGTTCCAGGACCGTGAATGAACAGTAGGAAGTCCACAATACACCGATTGACGTAGTCAGAGAGTTTTTCTTCCCAGGCAGCATTGGCTGTTTCCATGGCAGGGGCTGAAGATAGCCAGCCGGGCTCCCCATAGAGAGGATGCCCCCCGAGAGGATCTGGGATATAGATGACTTCAGACACGTTTTCAGGTTGTAGATTGTTGGCAGCCTCTGTTGCCAGGAATCTGGCTTTGTCCCCGAAGCGGCAGAAAGCAGTATCGATATCAGATCCGTACCCGATATTAAAATAGAAATCTTTGCCATTGCCTTCACTGAACGCATATAGTTCATCAGTCGGCAGGTAATACAGGGCCTTGACCTCTCCGTTGATCGGATCATTTGAATCTCGACGCACTTCTATGGCCATGTCCCCCAATTCGAAGAAATCGGACCCACCCCGTGAGAGTAGATCTTGAAAGTCGATGAGGCAAAGGGCATCGAGCTGTTTTTCTGCTTCAGATCTGTGGATATCCGGATCCATTATAAACTGGATGATGTCTTTTGGGTCGATGCCAGCTTGGCCGGCCTCAGCGCCTGCCGCTTCCTTCTCTTGATCACTTATCATACCGAGACCTACCGAGCAAGCAACTTTTGATCTGATGCACGCTCCGTGTGTAGCATTCTTTTTGAGCCAGGCACGGGCACCGGGTTTGTTGAAGGTGTGAACCATGACACCTTCAGCTGTGAGGCTGCTGCCATACGATTCCCCAGGCTGGAGGGATCCAGATGCGTCCGTGAGCAATTCTTTTTGGATCCTACCTTCTGACCCAAAAAGTTCGATACGTGTGTCGATAGACGTACAATTCAAGGTTTCTGCTGGCATTTTAGCTGTCCCCATATTAGATTGAGTTGACGTAAAGTATGGGTGCAATATATTGCGATAATAGATAAGACGCAATTTCAGGGAGCAAGCATGCCGAATTCAAAGAGAAAACGCAGGTACACGAAACTGGACATAGCTTTCGTGTCGTTGTGCCCTAAAGGCAAAAACGGACTGCCTGTGGTAATGAAGGCGGCTACGTCTGAGTCCGACCGGCCGATGATCACTATAGGTACCGTGGCCAAAGCGACACCTGAATTTGACACCACCGGGGAAATCCTAGCATTAGTGTACGTCCCTGAACTCCCCGACAGTGACGGAGATTCCGCTGGGGCTGGCGTGATCAAGGAAGCTTGCAGCTCGTTTGCGAAAAACGGCCTGAACCTGGATATCCGCCACAACAACATGCCTATCTCGAAAGATAAGGCTTTCGTGGCCCAGTCGTTTATCGTCCAAAAGGGCGATACCCGTTTCGAGGATGTTAAGCTGACTGACGGGACTTCTGTTGACCCCGAGGGTGGGTGGGCGCTGTCGATCAAGCTGGAGGACAAGGATCTCAGGGAGCTGTACAAGGAAAAGGGCTGGCAAGGTGTCAGCATGTTTGGATATGGGACCACAGAAGAGGTTGCCAAGTCGGAATCGGATGGGGAGGCGTTGTGGGAGCGGCTTCTGAAATCGATGAAGGAACATTTCGTAAAGCACGGACATACAGAAGGAGAAGACTCGATGACTGACCAGGAAAAGAAGGATTTCGCAGAACTCGTCGCAACTTCGACTGCGACGGCTGTGGCCAAGGCCATGAAGCCCGATGCCGAAACCGACGAAGAGAAGGTTGAGAGACTCAAAAAGGAAGCTGAGGCGTCCAAGGGCGAAGTCGATCTGACCGACCCGAAAGCCGTCAAGGAGCATATCAAGCAGTTGAAGCTCAAGAAGGCTATCGAGGGTCTGGATCCGAACGACCCTGAAGCCCTGGAGAAGCACCTCAAGGCCCTGGAAGCCGAAGTCTCCAAGGATGACACGGACGTCACTCCCGGCAGCATCCAGAAGAATGTTGACGCTGATCTCGCGGCACTCACGACCGGGGAAAAGCTGATGAAGTCCTTCGAAGACGCAGCGGACGTGGCACTCAACGGCAAGTAAGTTAGTCATCAGCCGTGGGTAGTCGGCTCGGTTAATACCATCCACAAGAGAAGGAGATATGGAACATGACTCTGAAAGCACAACCAGCTCTGACCTCAAACACAGACCAGTTCTCTACGCAGAAGCGGTTTGAGTGCACTGAAGTCAAGAACGTAACATTCGGTACGGATGCGGCAGCGCCCCTGCTGGCTCTGCTTACGCCCGTGGCGTACAACGAAAACACCGGCTACTGGGCTAAGTGGGCAAAGCCGACCCAGGACGTCTACACCATCGCGGTCACCACCGACTACACAAGCGGTACCTTCACGGTCACAATTGACGGCGAAACGTCTGGCACGATCGCGAGCAGTGCATCTCTGGCTACCGTGCAGGCAGCTGTCGATGCCCTTTCCAACGTGCGCTCTGGAGACATCGTGGTAACGGAAGCTGCTGCAGGCGGCGTCGATATCGATCTCGGTGGATTCATCTTCACGTTTGCGACGACCGGTAATTTCCGGGGTCGAGCCATCACCATGACGGCCGATTTTGGCAGTCTGGTTGGCGGTACCGGGGCTGCCATAACCAACACCGTTGCCGGTGTCGAAGCCAATGGTACCGACATCCCGAAGGCGTTCGTCGCACCGACTTCGATTCAAACGTACGCGGATGGTGAGACAGTTGGTGTGGTCATGTGGGCCGGTAAAGTTCACATTGATGACATCACAGTCGAATCGGCAGATGACAGCGATTTCCAGTACATCGCCAAGAAGACGTTCCGAGGCCTTGGCATCCGGATCGAGTCGTTGGCTGGTATCCGGTAAGGGTTTTCAACAAGCCGAGTAAGGCAACAATCGCCACATAAGGCAACCAACAGGGAGAGTATATCATGCCAGCAGTCCCAGTATCAGCGGTCACTGATCAATCGGCGGTTGTCCTTACCGCTATCATCAACAAACTACAGAAACCGTCCACGTTTCTGTACAACATCCTGTATCGGAACGCCCCGGTTCGGTATGTGGAGACCGGCCAGTACCAGATTGACATTAAGAACGGTGTCGCCAACATTGCACCTCTGACCCGTACGGACGGCGAGGCCAAGATGTTGACGCGCGGTACCGGGGATGTCAAGAATGGCACGCTGCCGAATATCCGCATGAAGATGCCGATTTCGTACAACGAAGACCTGTACAAGCGTCTTCCCGGTATGATTTCCGGTGGAGGTCTGATCCGGCCCGGCGAGGCGTCTTACTTCATGAAGGTGGTAGCCGAGACGATCTCTGCTGACGCACAGAACATGCTCGACGCCTGGTGGAGACGCCAGGAGTGGTTCGCGGCAAAGCTTCTCGCAGGCGCCGTGTCGTACTCCGATACCGACGGTACGAACTTCGCTATCGACCTGGAACGCCCGGTCGGTAACACATCCACGCCCGGAACAAAATGGAACGATGACGCCTGCACACCTCGCAAAGATATGGTCGCATTGAAGCTTCTGGCCAGCACGGCCCAGACGTCTTTGCGGCTCGGTATCTGCAACGACAACATGGCGAACAAGTTGCTTGCTTCCGTTGAGGCAGGACAGCTCAAGTGGGACGAGGACAACCTCAAGAACACCTACGGCACCAACACGACCATCGTAAATCATATCTTCAAAGGTATGGACGAGGACTTTGATTCTGTGTACCTCGGCCGCCTTGGGGGTGTTGAAGTCTGGTGCTACAACGGCGTGGACCTGGACGATGGCACCACCCCGTTCGTTCCCAATGACACCATCCGGTGCTTCAATCCCAGCACTCGTTCCCGCATCATCATGTACGCCCCGATCCCGAAGGCTACCACGAAGGGTATCCAGCTGGTACGGACGCGCAAGCTGTCGTGGGCCAAACCGAAAGACGATCCGGTCTCCTTCGTCCAATACCTGGAATCGCGGGAATTCCCGTTCGAAACCAGAGCGGACTGGGTGTTCGACATCGTTCCGTATTGATCGCGCGGAATCTCAGAATCGGAGGGGGGGGGCTTAAAGCCCCCTTCCGGTTTCTCAGTACCAGCATTTGAAAGGGGCTAGGGCATGGAAGCAAAGTACACAGCGGCAATTACCATTCTGGGCAACCACAGGCGTGTGTCTCCTGGTGATGCATCCTTTACAGCATCAGATGTGGGCATCAATCCGGCCAACGTCAAGCACCTGGTTGACAGAGGCTTCATTGTCCCTTACGTGGAGCCGGACCCCCCCGAAGCTCCCGCCAGAATCAAAACATCGGAACTGAACAAGGATCCGAAAGAAAAGTCTGAAGGCAGTGTGTCTCTGAATGTGGGGAGTCCCTGGATCTTTGACCCGGAGGAATTCTCAGAGAGCTCCCACACGGAACTCTTAGCCTTGATCGATACCGTCTGTGAGGAGCGCGGACTGACTCCACCGAAGTTCCGGACCAAGAAGCCCAACACCATCAAAGCCGCCGCACTCAAACACCTGAGCCAAGATCGGGCGTAGATTACAATGGGCGTATTCGTCACAACAGGCACTTTGAAAGCCCGCTGCCGGCTGTCGACAGCGGTTGACGCTGAGGCGTTGGCGATCTTTGATGAGTCAGAACGGTCTGCCGCTGCCTGGATCGTGGGAGAGCTCACCCCAGACATAGTTCAGGACATCATAGCGTATCCTGACGACGCGATCCCGACGACGGCTGAAGGGGCGATACGCCTTAAAGCCGAGCAGGCAGAGACGCTTTACGTGTTCTCCAATATGCTATTCAGGCTGCCAAGCTTCTTCTTGGAGGCGCAATCCAAGTCTAGGATGTCGTACAACGATAACGCGGCATCTCGGAAGCAGTTTGCTCAGCTGAAGGATCAGAGCGACAGACTCACCCAGCATGCCGTCTCGTTGATGGCTGGGTTGGTGGCTGATATGGCGACATCAGACAGCGATACCACCCCAGACTCTGAGGCCTTGCTGGGAGCTGGTGGGACCAGGCAAAGTTACCCGTTTTCGTCTTTGGATAGGGATGTACCTTGGGGGTCATACTCACATTCTCCTTTGGATATAGATGACCTTGGGAGGCTATATTCTTGATCCTCAGAACAGACATTCAAGACAAGATCGTCGAAATCCTCAACCAGGAGATTTTCGATGTTGTCGAATATGATGCTTCAGAATACGCAGAACCTACACTGACTGGGAACAAAATAGCCCCTGCTGTGGTGGAGGTGAACGAGACCGGGTGTGCCTTTATTTTGGACAAAAACAGCAACCGGTCGCTGTCTCAGGCCAGGGCAGGTTGGAAATTCGCTGCTTATATCGAGTTTGCTCAAGAGGTTTTGTTGGATCCAGCGTGTGATACGTTCTTGACCAAAGTCCAGTTCATCGAGAAATCTGGGGAGTTTGCATCGTTGATGCTTTTGAATTACCTTGTAGCACATCCAACGAGGGCGTCGGCACAAGGTGCAACAGCAGCAGTTTTTATGTTTGAGGTCAACCCTGTAAAGTAAGGAGATAGGTTAGATGAAAAACAACACCACGGGCGTGCCATCAACAGCAGAATATTCCCTCGGTCGGGGGATCATGAACCTCGGGGAACTGGATTCCAGTGATGCTGTAGATTCCTTTTGGGATCTGGGCAACGTTACTGAGTTCACTATCACTCCTGAGGTCGAAGAGAGCGAGCATTACTCGTCTCGTACGGCAGAGAGGTACCTTGACCGTACCGATATCCTGGAGCGTGCTCTGAACGTTTCGTTCACTTGCGAGAACATCAACCAACGCACACTGCAGTGGTTCCTGATGGGAGGCCAGACAGCCGTTGCCAATCCGACGTACATAGGCTTTACCGGGGCTGTGATTGTTGTCGCCGGCAATATCACGCTCGGCACTATCGTACCTCTGGTCAACGTGACCGGAAGTCGGTGCTACGATGTCGTGGCCACGGATATCACAATCGAGACGTCGAACGTGACTCCGGTTGCCCTCGTCAAGGACACGGATTACACGCTGAATGCCAAAGAGGGTACCATTCAGTTGATTTCGACATCCACGAAACTGGCGACAGCCATTGCCGGTGCTGAGGGACTCACCCTGGACCTGGCAGCCAACACCAGCCAGATTCAGAACCTGGTTTCTGTGAACGCATTCACGTCAACCCGTGACGTGGCGCTCATGTTCTTCGCGGAAGACCCGGAGACTGAAGAGAAGACTGAGTACTATTTCTACAAGTGCGGCCTCCGCCCCGAAGGAGACCACGGCTTGATTACCGAAGAGTACAAGACTCTCACATTCTCCGGCAAGCTCGTAACACCCGACGGCCAGACGTCCCCGGTCCGTGTCACCCCAATTGTGGAAGCGTAGTCGCTCGCTTCCCCTGCCCCCCGCCCTCGCCCCCTTTCCCAGGGGCGGGGGTTTTTTGTGTTGTAGAATTTGCATAGATAACCTATATTGCTGTACTGGGAATCTTAGTATTTGATGTGGGGCAGCAACAGAACAAAGGAAGCGACAATGAATGTGTTTGCCAGACTCTCGAAAAAAGCCGCTAAAACTGTCCGGATCGAAGGCGAGTCAGTTAAGGTGTACCGACTGACCGGTAAGGTCATCTTGTCTGGGGGGAAACTGGTACAGAGGGCGCTGGCGCATGTCGCTGTACTATTCGAAGATACCGGCCGGGATTCGTCAGTGGAGATTGTCCAGAACGAGGAAGGCGCCTATTCACGCAAGGTGGCACCTGTGTCCCTTGACGTGGCGCAAATGCGCAATGATCGCCGGGACTCTGCCTGGGCTGCCCTAGCCCAGCTTCTGGACCGGGATGAGGCTGCCACAGCGCTGGCCGCTATCCTCCGAGATACGTACAGAGACGAGTTCGACGGGGACTCAGATGAGGATGTCTTGAATTCATTTTCCCTTGACCAGCTGGCCGAAACTCTGGACACCGTGCTGGAGGTCAACGACATCCTAAAAAAGCTGAAGGGGGTGGTTCCGGTACTTCAGGAAAAGCTTCAAGGGACCGCCCCGACGACAAGCGAAGACGCGGAGCCCGAGATCGGGCCAAGCGATCCGGAATGAATCTGGACGGGTATGAAGAGGGTTTGGCGGAAGCCGCCATCGTTCTTCAATCGTTTGGGTTGCCTGAAAGCCTGGTACTTGATACAGATTCTGTGAGTTTGGAGGCTATCATCAAGAAAGCTTCAGAATTGCGGAACGTAGAGTTGGCGAACAATTTGGCCTTAGGTGCGCTGGCGGCACAAGGTACAGGTAAGGCAATCAACAAAATGGTCAAGAACTTGAGCAAACAGAATCGGGCCGGCAATGGTTCGGATTTTGCAAGGGATATGGGCCTAGCGTAAGGGTGGTGCTGTGGGCGAATTTCAAGATACAGGCGGACTACAGTACCACTTGGATGTCGTGGGGGGTGAGAACTCCCAGAAAGCGATGCAGGCCTTTGCCAACGACTTGAAAGCCCTTCGGGCTGAGTTGCAATCGGTTAAGGATCTCAGCGCATCATTCAAGTTCTCCAAGCAATCTGCCCAGAATGCAGTAGCACTTTCTACAGCGCTCGACAAGTCGGCTAAAGCTGCCCATAACCTCAACACGGAGGTTGAGAATACAGTAGATCTTACGAAGCAGCAAGCATACCTCCAGCGTCAGATTCAGAACCTCAAAAACAAGTCGTATTCTCTGCACGATAAGGAATACCAGAGGCTCAAGCTTCGTGTCGACCAGGAATCCAGATCTCTGGCACTGGAGAGTAAGAGACTCCAACTCGGGAACCGGGCGCTCCAAGAGCAAGAACGCTCTGTCGCGATACTCTCTAAGAAACAACAGCTCACCAACCAAATAGCTTCGTCTTCAGATACGGGACTGCAGAAGCTCAAACTAGAGAATGCTGCGCTCCAGCAGCAACAGAGTTTGAAGCAGGCCTTAGTTTTGGCCGGTAGTCGAGTGCTTCAAGGTCTCAAGACTCAGGTAGCACTACAGACACGCCTATCGTCGTTGAAAACTACACTGACTGTTGGTGGCAGTCCGGATGTTCAGGGGCTGCAGAAGCAAGTAGCGCTCATGCAGCGTAGACAAGCTCTCGAAACGTCGAGGGATGTCCTTCACGATCGGGATTACCAGACCATAAAGAAGAAGTATGATCTGGAAGCCAGACTTGTCTCTTTGGAGAGCAAAAAGTTCCAGCTTGAAAACCTGACGCTCCAAAAGAAAGAGCGGGTTATTTCGATACTGAAGGCCCAGAGAGCTATCGAAACAACTATCGCAGAGCTGAAGGACAAGAACCTCCAGCGACTCTCTGTTGAGGAGCAGGCACAGAAGCGAATCACGAATTTGCTTAATCAGCAGGTTCTTGCCCGGCGCACCAAAACTCTAGCAACCAAGGCCGGGTTGGATATCAATGACCCGAACGTTGCGAGGCAGCTGGGTCTTGAAGTCCAGGAGAACGCAAAAACGATGAGTCAGGCTTCGGAGTCCACAAGAAGCTACGCAGTGAATCTGGCCCACCTGTTCAAGGTGTACGCCTTCTACACCATCATCAACCAGTTTACCAGAGCACTACGTACCGTCATCACGGAACTGTTCCGGTTCAATGCTGAGATGGAAGTGACCGAGTTGGGGTTGGCAGCCTTGTTCACAGCTACGGGTACCCTTGTGGATGAGAACGGGAGGCTATTAAAGGGGGTGGAAGCCCTTAACGCTGCCCATGCGGTGTCGAGGGACCAGATGCGCAAGTTGCGCGTTGATGCCCTATCTACGAGCTCGACATTTGAGGATCTGGCTAGGAATCTCCAGTATGCCATAGCCCCGGGAATGAAAGCCGGGTTTGATCCGGATCAGGTTCGGGAGTTTACAGGCAGTGTGTCCCGGGCGGCCACGGCTGTCGGACTTCTTCAGAACCAGCTACCCGAAGAGATCAGGTCGCTACTCACAGGGCAGATCCGTCAACAGACATCGCGTCTGGCAGTGAGTTTGGATATCTCTCGGGAGGACGTGAAAAACTGGACAGCTATGGGGACGCTGTTCAAGGAACTCCAGTCGCGGTTCCAAGCGTTCAACGACGCCGGCGAAGAGAGTATGGAAACTCTCACAGTCAAACTCAGTAACCTGAAAGACCGGTTCCAGTTGCTAGCCGGAGCAGCCGGGATAGGAGTGTTCGAAGATTTCAAAGACCTGGTTACGGATCTGTCGAACGCTTTGGTTACCAAGGATCCGTTTGGCAAAATGCAGCCGAGCAAGTCGGCACTGGCAGCCCTAACGGCATTCGCTGATGAAATCAAGCTGCTTCTTCAATACGTACGCAGGCTGGCGGTAGGGGGCAATTTAGAGGATCTGGCTGCCTCCTTGGGGAAATCTTTGAGGGTGTTGGTCGTATACGCGTTGGAGATCGTTAAAACGTTCGTAACAATCTTCGGGTGGGTCAGCAAGCTGGTAACAGCATTCGACAAGCTGGAGATCTTTGGGACGAGATCTAGCACACTGGCTGCAGGTCTGGGCAAGCTAACTGCTGCTGTAGTCGGACTCGCAACTGCTTGGAGGTTGTTAGGGGTCGCAGGGGCCACAGGAGCAATTAGTCAGTTTGCGACAGGGGCTGCCGGTAAAGCTGGATTGGTAGGTGCCGGCGCCGGTGTCGGGGCCGGTGGAGGGCTTACAGCAGGAGCTGCTATCGTTTGGATGAAATCAGTCCTGCTCACTGGCGCCGCGATATCTGTGATCACTTTGGTTGTGGTAAAAGCACTTCAGATGATTTCGAACAAACTAGCCAGCATGGGAGGGGAGGGCGGCCAACTCAATTTCACAGAATTTCTGAGTGCCCTTCGGGTATTGTTTGAGGGTGCAGCACAGGTACTGGCAGCCCCACTGTTTGCATTTGGTGGATACTTTCTCGGGCAATTCAAGAGTATTTTAGATTCGATGCTAAAGGCTTTCCATTTTACTGGAATCCTAACGGAAGCTGACGCCAAAGCAATAAAGACCCTGGAGCAGACGAAAGAAGACCTTAACGCCGTCTGGAAAGCTATCGGAAAGGAAACATCCGATAAGCTAGTTGGCATCACCCAAAAGGCAGATAAGAGGGCTGGGATTGGGGTAGACGATGGTACGGTAGAGTCTCTGAAGTTGATAGACACGTTCCTGGATTCCGTGGCGGCATCCGTGATTTCAACCAACTACAACCTTGCCGATATGACCTCGTACCTTGAAGAGGCAAAAAAGGAAGCTGGGGAGTTCAAGTTCGACTCTGGGGATTATGGGACCAGCGTGTCGGGATTGGCCGCTGTGATTCTGAAAGACGTCCAGGCGGCATCGTTTGCCCGGGAAGAATACGCCAACCTGAAGAAGACGCTGCAGGATCAGCAGGCAGCGTTCAAGGCATCGGCAGATGCCAGAAAGGAAGAAGCCAAATCGACAAAGCTCTTCACAGCTGGTGAGATCCACGCGGTGGCGGCGTTCAAGGCGGCGTCCCTGGAGGTTCTTGACCTGAAGCGATCCGAGCGACAGCTTGTTAACGAGATCAAAGCTTTGGAGATGGCAGGAGACGCATCGTCACTGCGGGATGCTAAAGCAAGACTTGAGGTGATCAAAGAAGGGCTGGGACTCGCGAAGGGTAGGCAGGCAGCGACACTAAGTGGATTAAATACTGAGTCAAAGGGAAAAGTAACGACCCAAGTGGGAGGTATAATCAAAGCCGAATCTGGGGCGAAAGCCACAGGTGCACAGATAACATCTCTCGATAAGGTGTATGCAGAACAGTTGGCGCTAATCAAGGTGCAGGCCCAGAAGAACGCCGAAAAGAACTACCTGACGGCGCGTATCGCACAGGAAAAGAAGTTCGCGTTGGATGTCGTTCAGTTCAAGGTTGATTCTGGTAAGCTATCTGAGAAAAAAGCTGCCAAAGAACGTGCAACCATCAACAGACAGTACCTGGCTCAGGAATCTGATATTGAGCGTAGCGCGTTGCTTACATTGCACACCCAAGCTCTCGCGAACCTGAAGGAAGAAGAGGCTGTCCGGAAGCGCATACTCTCAGACCAGCTTTCCAAAGCTGCCACACCTGAAGATAAAACCAAGGTAACGGACGCTCAAGCAGCTCTCGATACAGAGATCGCTAATAGACGAAAGGTGATCGACATTAACATTGGGGGGTTGCGTGATGAACATAAAATCCGTACCCAAATGGAGGAGGACAGCCTTGATATCAAGCGAAAAGGGACGGTAAACTATTTCACTGAAATGGGGGATGGATTCTCTGAACTTCAGACGACCGTAGCAGGTACCCTCTCCCAGGCGTTCACTCGCAGTGTCGCAGGACTTGATTACGACCTGCGCACAGCCCTAGGCAACGCACTGCTGAGCTTCGCGGATAAGTTGGGTCAGAAGGTATTCGAAGAGACCTTGGACGGGATAGTATCTGCATTGACCGAGGGGGCGAAATCTGAGGCGGTTATGGGGCCACTAAGCAAGATCTTTTCTGGTATCTTTGGCACGAAAACGGCAGAGAAGCAGACATCTGTGGTTTCGGGTGAAGGCATTGTAGAGGGAGCCACCGAAACGACAGACATGATGACTTCTAAGTCGCCCGGCATGTTGGGGACGATTACCGGGGGCTTCAAAAAGATGCTTGGCAGCCTGACCGGAGTCTTGTCCGGAGGTTTCTCTGGACTCCTAGGCAGTATAGGTGGGTTGTTCTCTGGAGGTTTTGGGGGGTTAATGAGTAGTATGTCTGGACTGCTGTCTGGGGGATTTGAGGGGATTATGGGATCCCTAAGCAGTCTGTTTTCTGGTATGGGTGGTGGGGGTGGTGGGGGTGGTGTGGGTGCTGCTATCGGCGGCTTGGCATCAATGGCCATGAGTTTCTTCGGGGGTGCAGCTCACGGAGGCCTGGTCAGAGGGTATGCGTCCGGGGGTCCAGTACCTGGCCGACCTGCCGGTATCGATCGTAGGGATACGGTTCCTGCGTGGCTAAGACCCTCTGAGTACGTCATACGTCCCGAAGCCGTGTCCAAGTACGGAGCGTCGCTGTTCCAGGCTATGAATAACCTGCAGCTCGATAGCAGTTCTTTGCCCGGCGTCTCGACAGTTGTGGAGTCGGTGCCTATGGTAAGGGGTATGGCATCAGCAGCTTCTGGTGGATCGGTTGGCTACGGATCTGGACCAATGTCTCAGATTCTTCCCGTTCTGGTTGCCAACGAGCTGTCGATGGAACGAATGATCGCCGGAGGCAGGTCGTCCTTTGACGCAGCAGTATCCAAGGCGTCGAACCAAAACCCAAATCAAACACGCGCTGGCGGAGGATTTTGATGAGATTCACAGGCACTACAGATAGCCATTTGGGGTTGCTGGAAAAGATCAGAGACCACGCCACTGTCGCCAATTCCGTGAGTACTCCGGCCGCGACTGGTACGGGTAACGGCTTGATCTCATATCCTGTGGCAGAGAACGACGCCCCGTCCGAAACTTGGACTCTTACATGCACGGCTACAGCCGTCGATGGAGGCACGTTCTCAGTGGTAGGTAGTGTGTCCGGAGCGAAGGCAGTGACTTATGTTGGGACGGCATACGACAACGATATCGTGGCGTTTACGATCTCGGACGGGTCAACCGATTTCATCGTCGGAGATGTCTTCGAATTTGTCGTAACCCAACTAATCGGGGAAAATGTGTGGGAGGAGATGAGGTACAGGAATCTGGTAGACGTTACGACAGCAGAAGGGTACACAGGAGAGTTTGATTACAGTGCGGGGGCGGCTAACGCTAGGGCGTTTGTCTTGAACCCAGAGGGGACAAAACTCTTCATACTGGACACAAATAAGTCTGTCTATTCTTACACGCTGAGTCGTGCGGGATATATAGATTCCGCTACGTACGATACGGCGTCTTTTGATACCTCGGGACAAACAACCAGCCCTCAAGGGTTGGCGTTCAGCCCGGACGGGTTGGGTATGTACGTGGTGGGTACTGGGGGGGTCGTGTACCAATACACGATGACCGTCGCCTGGGGCCTGAGCACGGCCACGTATGCGTCAAAGACGCTCAGTGTGGCTACAGAGCTGACGACTACAGGATCGGATCTGGTTTTCGACGATACGGGATCCAATCTGTACGTGACGTCCAGTACGAACAACATCGTTGCCCAGTACTCCATGACTACCCCGTACGACCTGTCTACTGGGAGTTACACATCGAAACAAGGGGCCTATGCAGATGTGGCGTATTGTCGATCCATGGTGCTGAGCTCTGACTTGGATGATGCCTTTTTCTACAGCAGTACTGCCGATACCCTGTACCGGTATCCTGTAGCTACTCCGGGAGATATTTCAACAATTTCATACGGGGAAAAATCGTCGATTGTCGATTTCGGATGGGGCAATCCAGTCTTTATGAAAGCCAATGCTACCGGCGATATCTGGTATGTGATGGACCCGGACGACGATACCATTTATCAGCTTGCCATGTCTACGGATTGGGATGTTTCTACCCTTTGGCAAGATACGAAGGAGGTCGATGCCTCGGATGCTATCTCCGGTACGGGATTGGTAGGGATGGCGTTCAATCCAGACGGGGAAGAAGTGTTTCTGACCGACGTAACCGATGGATACGTGCGCATGTTGGACATGGAAGTGCCTTGGCGCATTGCTAGTGCTTATTACGACGCGAAAGAGTACGACCCTACGGCCCAGTGTTCTGATGCGCAAGGGATACACTTCAGTGCGAACGGCAAGTACATGTTCTTGTGTGATGGTACCCCAGACACGATTTTCCGATATGAGTTGGGGGCTCCTTGGGTAGCATCAACGGCGACATACGGCGGAGATTCATTGGTGTTGGCATCTGGGACTATCGGCGATTGCTTCTTCAATCCAGATGGGACGAAGCTGTATGTATCTAAGTACCTTAGTGGAGGGTACATAGAAGAATATTCTTTAACATCCCCCTGGACGCTTGGAACGGCCACACTCGTAACCACCCAAGCTACTGTAAGCAGCAGTTATAGGGGATTAGCTCTTAGTTCTGACGGCACACACGTCTACGTTTCTAATTGGTCGACTATCTTTCACTGGGAGCTTTCGACGGCTTGGGATATAAGCACGATGTCTTACACGGACGCCCTTGCAACCTCTATAGGTGTTAAAAGCTTCGCATTCGATCCAACAGGAACGCAGCTTGGGATCGTGGGCTCTAGCAATAGAGTTCGAACGCACACTTTGCACTATGCTTGGATGCTAGCGTATAGTGTAGGATCAATAACAGTATACCTATCCCTACCTACGGCGACTATTCGAGACCTCGCGTATAATTCAGACGGCACGGCTGTTACCTTTTTCGTTTCGTCAACGGCTGTAGTCGAGTATGCTTGCTCCGCCTATGATCTAAGGACCGCTACTAGTGTCGCGATTGCTGAATTCGATGTCTCTGCCCAAGACGCCACTCCGAACGGCGTGGCGTTCAACGACGACGGCACCAAGATGTACGTGGCTGGCGCCTCTACTAAATACGTCTATCAGTACCCATTATCGTCAGCCTATGATCTCACCTCAGCCACCGCTGTCGGGGTCGTGTCCTTGGATGTTTCCTACTTAACCACGGTCCCTCAGGGGATCTGTTTTAGTCCGGACGGCACTGAGATGTTCGTGGTGAGGGTCGGGACAACAGCCACCCTGGCAAGGTACACACTATCGACACCTTGGGACCTGTCCACCGCCAGCTACGTGTCGATGTTCGACATGTCCAGTGAAGACACAGACATGTACAACCTTGTGTTCACCGACGACGGCATGCGCTTCATCATTTGTGGTCAGGACAACGACTACGCCTACCAGTACGATCTAACGACAGCTTGGGATATCACTACGGCGAGTTACGGTTCTGAGTATTTCGACCTCAGCTCGTACACCATGGCACCATCGGGCATAGCCCTCGATCCGGGAGGATCGACACTGTTTATTGCAGAGGGGATAAACTCCAAAATCTTCGAATTCGTACTGGATACCGAATCGGAGCTGATACTTAAAGGACCCGGCAGCGATGGGACGGATGATGTTTACATCGGATTCCGGACATACACAGACGTCACGAACGGCAGGTTCGGGCTTTATGCCGAGGGCTACACGGGATACGAGAGTGCTCAAACCTTCTGGCTCCAACCCGGATCGATGTACCAAGTAAGCCAGACATACCGACCTCTGTACCGCCTGGTCAACAACAACTCCTATGAGTACTGGCTGTACATATCGGGTCGGTCTATCGTGACTGTAGCTCGTCCCAATATGCGATATGAAGTCGGGTACTCGGGGCTGTACTACAGCAACGATTCTCCCCTGAGCCCCGTGACGGGGAACCCATATCCGATGTACGTCGGAGCATCGTCGTTGAGTCAGATTATCTCAGAACACCTCGGAGCCTGCTTCTACAACGGTTACCCTGGGGAGTCTGCGTCGAACGCTTACCTGAGATACACTACTTGGCTTCCGATAGGAGATCACCCAGATACAGGTCGGGTTTCAGTGTGGCCTTGGAACGTGCAGTATGACTCTTCCGATTTGACCGAGTTGGGCCCTATACTCAAGCCGGACGAGTCCTCGGTGTACGACCTGATGGCAGCCACATTGATCACGGACGGAAAGGTGTTCGGCCAACTGGAGGGGATGTACTTCATTCCTCCGTTTGGGGTATCGGCCGAAGACACAGTGACGGTAGGAACCGACGTTTACGACGTGTTCCCGGCCGAGACCCTACAGCTGTACTGCGCAATCAAGAGGTAGAGAGTTATGGCATATCAAACGAATACAGCATCCGTTGCTAGTCAGGACTCTCTGTTGATAGCCTGGTCAATATTTCTGACGACTAATGGGTGGACTCAGGATAACTTGGCTGTAGATGGAAACGGCTATCGATTCCATGCCCACAAGGGTAGCCTATTCCTCAACATGCGTTCCCGCACGACTGGTGACAATTTCGGACTGTCAGAGACTGCTGTAGACGGAATCTGCATGAACCTCGGTACGAGTTATTCGTCTGGGTTGGGGTGGTACGAGCAACCCGGCGCATCCACTCTGACGTACAACAGATTCGCTCAGACGTTCGATCTCACAGATGCTGAAGAATACCACTTCTTCATTGACGGTGATACACACGGAATGGCCGTCCTCAGTTCTGGCGGCCACTGGAACTTCTTGGCATTTGGGGAGACGAACAAGGGGGACATCTGGTACAGTGGTAGCCTATCAATGAAGGCGTCCGGGACATCCCCAGCATATCTGCTTCCGTTGCACTTTCTCAATGCCGGATTGGCAAACTCTACGGGGTACGCCAGCTGCGCCAGTGCTATCTATCACAACAGCACCTGGAAATACTGGGCGCGTACCGGATTCGGTCAGGCATCACCCAGCGAGTCACACTTCCAATCTGCTTTCGGTCTCAACTATCCGATGCTCTTGCATGGAGTGGATAGCTTTTCCGGAGGTCGGGCTTTGGTTGTTCCAGAGATACTGTCTGATGCGGGGTCTGGGTACCTGAACGCCCTCGGGGCACTGGAGGACTCTCTGGCCCTGTACAACGGCCTCAACGACACTCAGGGGCGCGAGATGATCCTCGGGGCAGATACGTACATGGTGTTCCAGGCAACAGGTACCTATGCATACCCTGTCCCTACTGATGCGGGTATCGCATATGCGTTCAAGAAGGTGTTGTAATGGCGAGCCTGTCAGGGACAATTGCACATTCGTTGATATCGCCTGCGTTGGACGCATCAGTTATGTCGTCCAACGTGGTCAACGTATCAGAGGCTGCGCCTTACCTGAGTGGGGGGTGGGTTCTTCCCGATACTGAATCCGGGGATCTGGCGCACACCAATCCTGATATCGGCAGCGATGAGTTGTCCGGAGCCGTATACGAAGGTCTTGGGGAGGCCCTGTACGATAGGATTATCGTAGACCCCACGTCGATATCGCTCGACAGGATCTTGGGGACGGCCACTGAAGACGTTGAAGTTTGGAGCACGTACCGAGAAAAGAAGACGTGCACCAGCATCTCAGGTGATGTCGAGGGTGTGGAGATAGGGACTGGGCCTACTGATGTCCCCTTCGATTTCGATCCCTACGGCAGCTTCAAGTACACGATAGTCGTAGATAAGGACGGGCCTGCTGTTGTCGACACATCCTACATCTGGATCATCACAGGCGCCGATGTCGCAGATGTCACAGTAGACGGTCTGCGACTTGTGTATCCAATCTTCCAACACAACTGGCTGGAGTCCTTTGAGCTGTCGAGTAGCTTCGTTACGTCATTGTTCCTGGCTGGAACATCAGCAGAAAGCCGTACGGGCACCAGGAAACGGCCCAAGAGGTCAAGCACGGCATCTTTCCGTGCCCAAGACGAGGGAACGACTAGGGGCATGGTAGCAGCTCTTAATCGTATCGCTACCAAAGAATACCCAGCGATCATATACTGCGATCTGACCGAGGTCGATTCTGTCGACGTCTCGGCCAGGCAGATCAACATCGATACCGAGTACAAGCGCTTCTTCGTTGGGGGCTATGTTGTCGTTTTGTCCGGAGATTCTCTACAAAAGGCCGCCATCCCCTTCACGATTACTGCCGTGTACTCCGATCACGTTATCGTTCAAGAGTCGTTCAGCTCCGCTACAATCCATGCCGGGGATAAGATCTTCCCTGGTTACCTCGCCAAGTATACTGTGGAATCAGGCGTGACAATGAACCACTGGACAAACGCCGACATGGAGTACTCAGCGACTGAAAAACCAGGAGCCACAAGACTCCCAGCCCGCTACGATTCGGTGCCTAGCACCATCGATCAATATGGCGGAAAGATGATCTTCGATTTTGATCACAACTGGAAGTCAGGCTACGGGATCTCGTCCAAGATGTACGGGGAAGACCACACTCTCGGAGCCAACAGCATCTTCGTGCCAAAAGGGGACCGGCCTGCGCTATCCTATGACCTTGAGCTATCTCTCAACAGTCGTGCGGAGATCTGGCGCTTGGGGGGATTCTTTGAGCTGGCCAAGGGCAGGCTGGAATCGTTTTGGTATATGCCGGACTACGCGCCCTTCGTCCTAGTATCAGTCGGAACATCTACGGTTGTGGTGGAGTCTTGGACGGACTCTTCGGTGTTGGCGGAAGCCGTCTCCCAGTTTGTATATTTGCAGACCAGTACAGGCACGTCGTTCTACCCGATATCCAGCGCTACGTATGATAGTGTTACCGATAGGATGACTTTTACGGTAACTGGCACCATATTAGAATCACTGTTGGATGTCACCAGATCAGGATTCGGATCTCTGGTACGGTTTGCGTCTGATGAAATGTCGGAATCTTGGGTTACTCGATCCATAGCGACGGTCGATGTGAGTCTGATAGAGACACTGGAAGAAGCGACAATCACCATCTAGGGCAGGAGTATTGGGATGTCGATACATGATCCAGGGTACGAATTCTACTACCTTGTCAAGATGTCAAATAGCGAGACAGGTGCCTTCTGGACGTCCAGCGATGAAGAGATCGTTTACGACGGCGACACATACTCCCCAGTGTCTGGGATGGAGATCACCCTGGCACCATCTACTACAGATCTGGAGGAGTCTGAGGGCACTATTGATATCTCCAGCGACGAGGATGTCATACTCACCCGACTGACAGACGGGACTGTCTCGCCAAAAACTGAGATCAAGGTGTTTGGGAAATTTGACGATGACGTGTACCTGATCGACATCGGGTACTTGTACATCGCAACCAGGAACCCAAAAAATCAGTTCGGGGTAACTCGTTTGACGTACCGGGACGTGTGCAGCTACTTCGACAAACCTGCAGGGATTTCATGTAACGCCCAGTGTATGAGAGTGTTTGGTGATATTGGGTGTCGGATGATTCTTTTGGAAGAAACAGTTACTTGCTCAGTGGTCGCTGGTAACAAAGTAACCATCTCGCGACCCCACGTAACAAGTGACGACCAATACGGGAGGGGAAAACTTCGGTATGCCGGTATGAATTTCACGATCAAAAAGTGGGAATCCGGAAGTGTCTTAACTCTAGTGCAGCCCCCTCCTGCGGCTATGGCAGGGCAAGAAGTCACGCTTATTCAAGGGTGTGATAAATCTTGGGAATCCTGCCTAGCCTACAACAACGAGATCAACTTCTTGGGGTGTGGATACAAGATGGTTCCGTATTCCCCGCTATCGGAGACCATATGATGCGTACGCCGCTGAAACGATCAATGAGGTCGATGGATTTCCGCTGGCCGGAAGTAGAAGCCAGTTATGTCAATCGTCTTAAATCGGTGTTGGATGGTTGGAACAACACACCTTATGGCCTCGGGCAACAAGTCAAAGGTGTAGGGGTAGACTGCATACGATTTGTTACCGGGGTGATGGATGACATGTTCCAGCAACCCTACATAAAGTTCCCCCTGATAGCTCAAGATTGTTGTTTGACCGACCACAAACAGTCAAAGGGAATCTACGACTTGCTCTTGAAGCATTACCCCAGTACTGAGATCGAGGCGAATGCTGACGGATCGTATGGTGTGGAACCAGGGGATCTGGTGTGCTGTGGTCCGCTATTGGGAACCCTCGGGCATGGAATGGTTGTAGGGGCGGTTCCTGGGACGATGTATCACGCTACGACTTTCAGTGTGGTGAAGGCTGGGTGCTCTTTCATGGAGTACGGGGTCTACTCGTTCAAGCAAGTGTTACGCCCTATGGGGAAGGATAACTGGTAATGTTTATCGGTAAGGTAATAACTTTCATTGTCATTCAAGCCTTGTCTCTCATGGCTGGGATGCTTCTCAGGAAGGACCAAAAAGAGCCAACGCTCAACGACGATAAGGCAACGACATCTTCCACACGCGGGAATATGATCCCAATTTTGAAGGGAAAAAAGAGGATCGGGGCTATCATAGGGTGGGTAGGGGATAGGGTGATAACGAAAGAAAAGTCTGGCAGTGGAGGGAAGAAAGGTGGTAGCAAGAAAAGTTCCAAGGTTACCATCTATAACGAGAATGCCCTCCACTTCCTGTGTGTCGGGCCTGCGTATTCCCTAACGAAGATATGGGCAAATGGGGAAGTAATCTGGGAGGGGGAAGTAACAAGGGATAGCAATCCTGACAAAGCCGTCATAGATCTAGGTAAAGGGGGGACTTTTCACTTATACTGGGGAACGCTCACACAAGATATACCATCAGAGTTGAGAGTATCTCATATATCGAATACCGATTATCAACAACTAATATCATCTCAGTTATCATTTCAGGAATTGTTTTGGGGAGGCATACCGGCGTTTAAATCGGCTAAAGCCAGTGTTCAGGAAAGAGCGACCGTAGCTAGCGACTACAACATAAGCTCCGCATGGCGGGGTGTGTGCTATGGTGTGTGGATTAAGAGGCGTCTAGGGTATTCCCCTATTTGGCCTACTATTGATTACGAGATCACAGTCAAACCTACAGAGACTCTTATACCAGGCATCGACGACTGGATGACGGCTAATGGGGAAGGTTACAATCCGGCGTCGCTCCTACGGGAAATATTGTTTTCTGCAAGTCCGAGGGGGATGCAGCTACCGACAGGGCACTTCGATCTCGATAGCCTGGCGTCAGTGGGGGTAGCGGTAGATGCTGAGGGTACTCCATGTCACTTGATGCTTCAAAATGGGGAGTCTTGGAAAGCTAGCGTTGCCGCTCTCATGCAGGATTTTGGGATCCTGAAGGGTAGGAACCCGAGTACTGGACTTATTGAGTTCAGTTTGATCAGGGAATCGTCGGAATCCTTTCCGGACATTCCCTACGGGCTACTGGAGTTTGGGGAACCAGAGACAATCACATCCCACTACGTAAATTCTTGTGAAAGGACTGTCTACACGTTTACGGACATGGACCGTAACTTCAAAGAAACGACCGTAGTGTGGGGATCAGAAGGTATTTTGGACGACTCGGAGAGTCCAAAGGATGCAAAGGTCCAGATGGCGACCATAGGTGACTGGAACACTGCCCTGATCGTATCTGAGAGACGCAGTCAGGAGGATTCCGGTAGGGGGTCTGCTCAGAAGTTCAAAGCCTCCAGAGAGGCACTGTTGATGTATCCCGGTCAGCGGTTCCGGATCGAGGGAACTGTACCATTGTACATCTTGACGAGTGTCATCATGAAGCCTGACGAGGGGTACGCTGAACTTGCGTCGATTCAGGATATCTATGGTCTTAATTCACGGTTGCCTGATACCATAGGCGCTGGAGGTTTTGACCTAGATGTCGCTGAGCCTGATCCGGCTATCGCGTTCCTTGAATCTAACCGGTACCAAAGCCCTGACACCCTTGCAGCGTACCTATTCAGGGTGCGTGACTCCAAAGTAATCTCGGAGGCATCGATCCTCCTTTCCCTAGATTCAGTGACATATGATGATCTAGGGGCAAACAGCATGATTTCCCTTGGAGGCACGTTGAACAGCTCCATGGGAGGCGACACGGCGCTTAGTCTACAGGAGGAAGGCCCAGAGGTCACCCTGGTTGGAGACGACCTGGATGAAGTCGACAACTACACCGGAGCGGAAGCCGGATGGCGCAACGGGTACCAGCTATGTGTGATCGATAGGGAATTCATGTTCTTGAGAAACATAGTTATCCTGTCGAGTACTACCTATCAATTGGAAGGGATAATCAGAGGTAGGTTTGGATCCAGAAAGGTCGAGCACGCGGCCGGGTCAAACGTGTTCATCTTCGATCAGAAGTACCTGGTACCGTACGTAGGGGATTTCTTAGCAGCAGGAAACACGGTCTCCATCAAAACGATTCCGCAAACCTGGAACGATGCGATAAATGAGTCTGTGGCCACGACAGCATCTCTAGCGATGCAGGGGAGCGGATACCGACCAATGTCCCCCGAGAACCTGAATTCGTCTGACAACCTACTCAGCTGGGACGCAGGGAATGATCTCGATCTGAAGTGGTCATTTCGGAACGCCTCTGAAAAAGCTTCCGGCGCCGGGTTCCAAGCTGCCGGTACCGCGATACAGCCTGTACTGCCTGAAGGTACGTTTACCTTGAGAATCTATGACTCTACCGGCACCACACTGAAGAGGACCGTGAGTTCCCTGGACGACAACAGCTACACATATTCCAACGGCAATATGGTATCTGATTTCGGGTCGGAGCCTTCTGAAATCCTCATCCGCTTGGTCAACACTTTGAACGGGCTTGAAAGCGAATACGACGAGAGTTCTTTCGAGAAGCTATAAGGGGTACGAACTGTGGCACGTCCAACACTTGATGAAATTCTCTCAGGTCTCAATAACTGGGAAGTCGAAGTCAACACCAACTTCGGCCTATTGGTAGGCGGCGCATTTCCGATCTATCGGGTAGCAACGGTAGGTGCGTTGCCGGCAGCCGCGTCGTTCGAACACTGCCTTGTGGTGGTGCAGTCCTCACCCCCGGCCCTGATGGTGTCGAACGGCTCTTCTTGGGTAAACGTGGCTGCCAGTTCAAAACTCGACGATCTGGCTGCACCTGATGACAACACGGATCTGGATGCGTCGACCTCCGTGCATGGCCTGCTTCGCAAGCTGACCGGCGCGTCGTACCACTTCCTGCGAGCCGATGGCACTTGGGCCAACCCCCACAACAGGACTGTCAACGACCAGACAGGGACAACTTACACCCTGGCTCTGACTGATGAGTACTCGTATGTGCGCGCATCGAATGCCAGCGCTATCACGGTTACAGTACCCCCGGATTCCAGCTTGGTGTTTGCTGTTGGCGCGGAGATCCCGGTCATCCAGGTAGGGGTGGGGCAGGTAACTGTGGCGGCCGGCTCCGGCGTTACCGTGAATACCCCGGAGACTCTGAAAGTCAGGGCGCAGTATTCGACGGTAACGCTTCGGAAAGTTGCTACTGACGAGTGGGATATATCAGGTGACCTGGAAGACGCTCCGTAGTCTCGACCTCATACACACATTGCGCGTGAACGGCCAAGCCTAACGAGTCTCCCAGATCCTTCCAAACGGAATTTGGGAGACTCTTTTCGACTCCAGCTTCGATGAGATCTCCGTCAATGATAGTCCAGCAGCTGTTCAGGTGCTGCCGATACGCTTCCCCGATCGGGTATGAGTATTTCTCACTCTTACCCTTTACCTGCTTGAAGTCCCATCCTTGGGTGGCGTACACCCGTCCCTGGTGGATGTGCTTCGGGATCGAGCCTTTCCACTGCATAGGCAGAGCCAACCTGGCATCCAAGTTCCCAGCCAGAGCGCCTGCGATGACAGACAGCTCTACCAGGCTTTGACGGTTGGGCGTCTTGGGTGTGATCTGGGGATACTCTACGAAAGCCAACATCGCCGGGTGTCGGCAGAAAGTGGCCGTGTGTACCCCCCAGTTCAGCAGTTCGTCCCTTGGGACACCCTTTGCCTTCGACGGGTACCGGTAGAGAAAGAACCCTACCATCTTCCCGTTGCGATCCACGTAGGCGATCGAGACAGTCCTTAAATCAGGATCTGCTCCTGCGAATTCCATGTCACGCACCTCCAACGAGAATCTTGTCCTCGGGTGAGTATGTCCCTGGGGTAATGGGCATGATGACACATGCGGTATCGGCATGTGAGAATACAAGAGGTTGAGACGGGTCATTTCCGAAACACAGCTCAGTGAGACCAGCGTCCAAAGCATTCACTATGAGTGTCAGTGATACGACTGGGCGTGTGTAGGACTCACCTTCGGTCAAGACGTCCAAGGGAAACCCCACTGGTCTGCCCTCCAGCAACACAGTTACCATACTGGCCCGTTTTCCGGCGCTGAGCGCTGCGTGGTCGGAAGATCCGGCCGGGAATGCGGCCAAGACCTCACGAAGCTCCTGGGCCTGTTTCTGGGGATCTGTGAATACAAGAGTGGTTTTGTACCCAGGGACATACAAAGCCAAAGTTTCAATGATGTCTGTCTTGTCGATGATGGCAAATTTGACACTGTACCAGTATTTGCCCACCTCCAGGTACAAAATATCGCCCCCGGGGCCATACCCGATCTTGCCAGATCCCCTCGTAGGCATCTTCTTGAGAAGTACTCGGGTCAAGGGGACATTGCCGAAAGGTATGCTTTCCGGTAACCCAGCGACGTAACCCCATACCAGATTCAGGCCGCTCCCGACGTATACACCTTGATCGCTGAAGTACAGCATCGGATCCTTTTTCGGGATTCCCCAGTCAAGTCCCCGAACCGTGGACAGGAATGTCTTTACGTTGAAATCAAAAAGATTGATCCCTGCAGGCTTGGTTGCGTCGGATGATGCTTCCGGATACTCGGCCATGTCAGACTCCGGACCGCAGTACACGCAGTTGCCGTCGAAGTAAGCGTAGAAGTCTTCCTCCGGCTTGGCTGCTTTGTAGGAGGTCAGGGCGTTGAGAGGTACCGTGATTGATTCTTCCAAAGCGGCGTCGATCTGGATCCCAATCGTCTCGGTACCGTTGGTCGACATCGCCTCCAAATGATCGACACCACTCGGAACGAATAGTACGTTCTTGAGCTCCTCATCAATCTTGCGAGTCAAGACTGCCGATGCTGCGGTTACTACCGCGTTAACCTGCTTCTTTGTCAGTTTCAACATGTTGTCGCTTTCCTTGTTTTTGAGTATGCCAGGGGAGCCGATTATACGACTTCTGATTTCTGGTTTTCAACGCTCACGAAAACCATGGTGCCGCCTTCGGTCCGGAATTTCAACAGGCGCCCGGTCGAGTCCAGGTACGATTGAACATCCTCGTTGGTGCGCATCGCGGACCACAGTCGGGTGCGGAGGAGGTTGGCAGGGGTTCCGTCTTCGAAGACCGAAAACTCACTGCCGATATGCAGATTGATTAACCTCTTTGCGAATTCCCCGTACTTGCCTCTGCGTGCCGCTTTTGCTGTTACTTCGCCCATAATCATATCATTTCCCTTTCTGGCCTATCGTCTTCGTCCCACGGGATCAGAACCCCGTCCGAATCGTACTCTGCTTCAGCTTTCTTGTCCCATCTGAACATCAACACAGGCTCGGCTCCTGCAGTTACATCCGGGGTGGCGGTCTTCATACCTGCAACCATCAAATCGGCAAGTTCAAACGCCCGCTTTGATTCGTTACCATCTCTCCGTAGCAAGAAGATACCCTCATCATGGACAAAGTTGATGGGGACTGTCTGCAGTCCATAGCTGTCCGGACCGAGTATCCCACTACCGGAATACGCTTCCCGAATCGTATTCGCCATGCCGGCCAACGCCCCTTCGGCGCCAGGAGCCTGGAGGAAGCACCCGTTTGCCGCTGCAGTGTACGTGCAGTTGCTACGGTACAATCCGCCGGCGGTCGTGTAAGCGTAACGCACTTCGCGCTTCCTATTGCCCGTCCGTGGATCCTCTTTCCACATGATGTCGCGGGAGGGATCGACAAGTTCGTTGTTGACATAGGTCAACGCTGCCTGGGCTTCCCGGTAAGTGCTCTTCCAGATTTCACGCGCCTGCTTTGATTCCGCTTCCGTTACCTTGAAGTGGTACGTTGCAGCGGCCATGGTGCAGAGGGTGCGGACACCAAGACCCCCGGGATAGCCCAAACCGACAGGCTTGGCGAACGTGCGGTAGTGCTTGCAGAAATCCTTCCACGTCGGTTTTGATGATCTTCCTGCGTCTTTCCAGGTTTCGATGAACAATGGGAGATCGCAAAAAGATGTGTCTTTCTTGATAGCTTCCAGGAACTCGTAGGTAGCCATCAGACTATCCCCTGCGTAGGCTGCAGCGAAGTCCGGATCGAATTGCGTTGCCAGAGCCCCAGCCAGGTACATGTGCGCGTCCTTGCCCTGGTTTAGGATCATGGTAGCGCAATCACTGAACCCCAGCAGATCGATACACCGTTGGCTCCAGGTGCCAAGCTCCATCGCGGAATAATCAATGGATGCCATGACCCAATCCATCCCCGGGCACTCGTAGCGGTTGCCAATTTCGGTGAACCCGATGTCCTTCGGAGCAATGCAGATTGTGCGGACACGAGGGTCAACCTGTTGGCTGTTCCAAGAGCAGTAGAACTTCTCTTTGGTTTTGCCCTTGCTAGCGTCTCTAGCTGACGTGCGCCCGGTACTCTTTACGACGCTGTATTGAGACCTAACAGGGTACCCATTTTCGCTGGCTTCTCGGAGGCTGGGGAGGTAGCTTGATACTAGCTTGGAGTACTCTTGGTAGTCGGCATATTCCAGTACGATAGGGTCAAGCTGCTTATGTGCCTCAAGGAATTCCTTGTTAACAGCAACAAAGGTCATCAGCCTTGTGGTAACTAATGGATCCGATGCCCATTGGTGTTTCGAGAAGTGCCCAACATCGGCATGGTTTGCAGACTTAGTGAACGAGATTTGGAAATCATCCGATCCCCGACACAGCTCCCACACGTAGGCCTGCAATATCTTGGTTTGTATGCCGGCCTTTTTGCCTCCCGTCATCTTCGGAGGGCAGTCGCACGTTTCTTTGTTCTTCCCAGTTGCACGCTTCTTGTCGTACTGAGGACTCTTGTTGTTGGCGAAGCAGTCTTCAGTGTGGTCCTTAGCGCCGTTGGCGAACGGTTGGGGAGGTGTCTTCGGGCGATAGATGGTCGCCTCTGTGAGCAGGGGGAATAGTGTCTCGTTGAAGTTATCCAGGATCCCTTGCTCAATCTCCCAGAACCGTATCGGATCCACGTCGTAGCCTACCTGTGTCAGGAACGTGAGTAGGAAAGACTTCTCGGTACGGAAGGTCTCCTGCTTCAGGGGATCCACGCCGACGCGATCGATGAATTCTTCCCGGCGCTTCTCCTGGGCCATGTACAGCTTGGCAGCCCACACCGGATCGTCTGCCGCGTACTCGACAGCCTCGGGTGGCCACTGCGCTAACGGCACATTGATCAGAGATGCGTAATTCATGCGCCAAGAGTCATCCGCTTTCGATGCAGACAGGTCGACACCGAAATACCGACGAACGCACTCTACAAGGGCGTTGCTGATCTGCTTGAACACTCCGTTGATCTCGATCATGCTAGGATGGCCATACTGTGCCAGGTTCAGCATCTGCTCGCGGATCAAAGTACACTTGGCGTGTCCAGATCGAACCATCTCGATCATCTTGGGTAGCAGGTCCGGTCGGTGCTGGCACATGACCTGCAAGTCGTAGCTCGCGTTGTGCCACACTGTGACAATGTTGTTCTCGCCTGAATCTGCAGTGATCTCGAAAATCGATTCCATCCCATCGAGAACTGATACGGTCCCGGGGTCAACCTGACCCTTATCGAAATCTGAGAACTGAACACAGACTGGCCTCGGGAACGGTGCTTCCTGACCTATCAGGAACGTCTCTGTATCCATCCCAACTAAGTTGTTTACTGTCTCTGACATTTTACCTTACCTTCCTGGAAAAGGTTGCCCCCTTAGCGGTGAGTCCCGGCGAAAGGTCGCTAAGGGGGCAGTGGCGGCTAGTTGGAGGCAGCAGCAGCTACGACGTTCTCATTCCTCAGAATCCGTTCGGCCCAGTTGGCCGGAAGCGACAGCAGGAGTTCGGGTACCGGGACGGTCGGCTCGTATTCGTGAGCGAACTTGGTTTCTCCTGCCTTGTTTGTGTACCCTCGTTGGTAGTAGCGGAACGTGCGCCCGAAGCATGGCTGGTTGCCTGTCAAGGCCGTGCCGTCTTCAGTATAGCCAGCAGCCAAGTACGCGTCGGACTCGTCCAACTCTTCGCCCGAAGCTTCGGGGAACAGTGCCATCAGTACGCGCTTCATGTCAGCTAGGAAGTACTCACTTCCACTGATCTTGATGTAGATACTGGTCTCGTCCCCGGGGTTCAGGCCAGAGTACCCGGCTTGGCCGAAAGGGGCTCCCTTGTCGTCTTCGTACGGCAGGATCACAAGGCATCTGAAAATCAGAGCCGTTTCGTTGATGCGTGTATTGATGACATCCACGGACGTCACCATGCATGCGACGTTCCCAGACATGTACTTGGCCTTCTGGGTGACCTTGGCGTCCCTCATGCCATTAAACAGTCCGGCTACCGTTGTTACTTTGACTGACATCTTTCTCTCCTGATTTCTTGGTTTCCCGTTCCTGCGATTGACTCTTGATTCACAACAACCTTACTTTACATCGAACCCCTCCCGGGCTAAAAAGTGGGTAGCCCGGGGGGTTGATTACATCTCCCAGAAGTTAACAGCTAAACGAATCCTGAGTTGGACTGCCTGGTAGGGGTTGGGGCGCGTGGTATGGCGATTCTCCATACCACATCAACCGGTTGAAATCCCGGGTCCACGCTATCTGGGAGTGTTACAGGGCAGAACCCGAGTGCGATAAGATCAGACATGGTCAACCCCCATCGCTTCAAGTTTGTGCAAGAGGTCGTTGTTGAGGTCGTAGACCAGAGTGAATCCACGCTCCCTGAGGACGTGGGGCGGAAAGATACGGGGCCGTGGTTCGTAGGCAGCCAGGATCAACCGTTGAGGTGTACCGTTCGACTGGTGAATGTACAGGGCATCGTTAAGGGTCGCTGCGAAGCACATATAATCGAAGTCGGTGGACATGTTTGTGATGCAGGTCACTTCGTCTGACTTCTGGCCCAGCCGGTGCTCTCGGGCAATGACCTGCTCCGCTGTCTTGGCGGGACGTGGCCACTCTACGAAATACTGGGTATCAAAGAACTGCAGGTTCCGGCCGGTACCGTGGCTGTTGTATGTTGCCAAGATGATTCGACCTTTGCAGGCTTCTTCATCGAGGAAGATCTTCGCTGCAGCGTCACCAGCCTCACACAGCAGGGGGTCCAAACCTTCAGCACTGAATACCTCAAACAGCCAACGCCCGATCTCCTGGTGATTATACCAAAACAGCATGCCCTTCTGGAACTCTTTTCGGTACTCCTTTGCAAACGATGCTGCAGCTTTGATCTTGAAGTCGCAGACACGGACGGCACGCGAGATGCGCTCGATACGTCCGTCAAAATCCAGGGACTTCATGTGTGACCAACTGGCGTACAGAGGTTCCCCAACAGCCTCAGCCCCGTGATTGTACATGCTGTTGCCTATAAGCATCGGGGTATCCAAGCCTTTTTTCGCGTTGTAGCCTATCCACTTTCGGAGATCCCGGTTGTACTGCTGGTGCGCCTCAAAGTGCATCTGAGACCTCGACAGTAGGTCTAAGGCATCGTGGTCGGAGATCTCGGCTTTCTTAGCCACGATGCCTACGGTAGGCCAGTACAGCTCGTTGTAGAACCCCACAGTAAGCTCTGACTGCCACTTGAATGTATGGAACGCGTGGGAGATCTCATCTCCATTAGGAGCTATCATCAACTCGTCGACAACATCCATGTGCTTCTTGAGCTGCACGATAGCTGGATCTTCTTCAGGCATGGTGGTTGGCTTGTTGTGGATCAGCAGGGACGCTTCACAATCCAAGACACTACTGACCGATACTCCTGGCGTCGTGGCCATGCGGTAGCAGTACGCCTGCCTGAGTCCGGATGCCGTGATAGCAGGGTAGGTGATCGTGTTGGCTGGAGCTGAGTTCAAGGCCCATCCGTACACGTAATCCAGCCCCCCAGAGACTCCAGCGGGCACCCTATCCATGTAATTGGTATCAGCATCGAGAACAGCACCCCAGTCGTTCGTAAGCATGTTACTGGTCGGCAGGAAGTTGTTGGTTTTCAATGCTGCCCGAGCCAGATTAGCGTAATCTGAAATCCTTTTGCTGGTCATGGTACCAGACATCGGAACAAAGATCGGTTGGGCAAAATCCATGTACCGGGAAAACCGATCGGCTCGGGCGGATTGGCCTGCGATGCAATGGGCCTCATCAGCGATGATCATTTCCGGGGCTACGAGACTCAACACATCTTCAGCGTCAGGGCAAGACAACATGGAGTAGCTGTAGATGTAAAGCCCGGGGCGGTTCGATCGGGCGATGTGTAGGCGCCTGGACTTCGGCCGGCCAGCGAGGCAATGCACGGAAAACGATAGATTGATCCACTTGCGGTAGTAAGACAGCTCATGATCCAGCAACTTGCCAACCAGTTGCGCAGGTACCAAAAGCATGATCTTCTTGAGTCCCATCTCCGCGTGCCCGATGTGGGCCAGGAGAAGCGAGAGGAGAGTTTTGCCTCCCCCCGCACCGATAGGCGCGAACAATCCATCAGCTGCAGCAAACTGGATCAGACCATCTGCTTGGGAGGGCCGTAAGGCGATCCCTTGTGCCCGGATTTCAGGCTGGAGATAGTTCTCTGATAATGCCTGTATCAAGTCTTCGGAGACCTCGCATTTCAGAGGCATATCACAGATGCGCTTGACTTCTGGTGATATGTGATACCTACTTTTGCTATCGCTCAGGATCTGCGCCAGCTTGGTATTTCGTACCGTAGCCGGTGCGGGGGGAGACGCTTTGAGTTGGTTGGCGAATATTCCCACGGCTTAGAGTGCCGCCACGATCATGCCGTTGCAGTTTTCGCACATCATCAACTCTCTGATGACGATCTCTTCGACACGCCCGGTCCCCTTGGAGACGTATGGGGCGACAACGAAATCACCGTCAAGAGATCCGTCCCCGGAAACAGCGGCCTTCACATGAGCTGCGATCATGTCGCGCTTGTCGAACGTGTTCGCCCCAACATATGCGGGATCCTGGGCGAGGCTTTCCTGGGCTGCCGAGATCACATCAGCGAGGCTGACCGTTGCTCCGAACTTGACATCGTACGGAACCGCGTTGATAACCAGAATGAAACCCTTGCTGACGGGATCTCCGGCTATGGGGGCGGGTGCCTGCGCTGCGGGGGCGGCATGAACTGCCGGACCTGCAGCGACCTTTTCCGGGGCAATGGTAACGGCAGGAGGGGGGGCCGACGCAGCCGGAGGCACCGGAGCCGCGACGGCGGCTGCGGGAGCTGCAGCACACTTCTGGGTAATAGAGATACTACCCATAGCGTCCACTGTTACGTCGAAGTTATCCGGCTTCATGGACACATCCGACGTCCGAGCGGAACACAGGGGACAGGGGTTGCCGTCCGCTTTGAGCCCCAACAGGGGGCCTTTCCCAGAGCACATGGAACAACCGACCACTCCCCAAGGCGCACGGTCTCCCTGGGCCGCTGCAACGGGGATCGCTGCCGCTGCAACGGGGATCGCTGCCGCTGCAACGGGGATCGCTGCCGCTGCAACGGGGGCGGCCGGGGACATGACCATACCCCCTGCCTGCGCTGCCGGAGCTACGGTTGCCCCAGCCGACGGTGTCGTAGCTACTCCAGATGCACCTTTGGCGGCCAGAATGTCTTTCAATGATGGCATTTTCGATTCTCCTTGTTGGCGAAGCAGTTTCTTTTCAATTTTCGCTGCTTCTTTGTTCTTTTCGGCTTGCATCACAGTGTGTCGCTGATGTAGGATTTCGAGGGTACACCCTCCGTTACACGCTTCTGCCCACGGACAACCTCCATATTTTTGGCACATAGCTCCTGATTCGTCCCCTGGGATATCCAAGGGTTCGCAGTTCAGATCCCAGTAACTCAACATTTCGATCACGACGGGCGTGATCTTTTCTTGGTACGTGGACAACACGAAATCCCGAGGTGCGTCTATCGAGGCCTTATCAGCACGTGGTGGTCGCTTGACGAACTGGTTGTGCCGAAGGTTGACCGAGGGTTCTTTGGGGTGCCTGTCGAGCCAATCCCGAGCATAAATCGTCATCTGAATATCAGAGAGTAGGTCATCAGGGGACAGTAGGTATCTGGTGTTGCTTGAAGTCTTGTGATCCTCGATTCCGAAGTCGGTATCCTTGTCGATCGAGCCCATCAAGGTCACGTTGGGAGCGTCCCAAAGCTTGCGACGGATCGGCAATTCAACCTGAGTTCCCGGTGTGTGTTCCAGGTAGCCGCCCTCGATCCCTGCGGTCGCAAGGCTGATGATGAGCTGCTGGTCAGACCTGTTGACGCTGGTAAGGAACCCCTTCCCGAAGTCCTCACGGTACATGAACCACCCCTTGGGGTACAATTCTTGGTTGAGGAAATACCGCTCAAGGACTGCGTGAAATACAGTACCGAATGCCCCTGCGGAGAATGGAGGTGTTGCCAGCTTGCAAACCTTCTCGATGAACCATTTACGCTGGCATTGACTTGCCGTGGATATGGCGGATGCCGATGTATACTTGCGTTTTGCTCGGGTCATGTTTTTGAGTTTCCCTTGATAGTCGCTCTTACATATTCTAACACCAATTTAACTTATCTGCAAGTCGCTCCCCCGTTTTTTGTTGATATTGTGTTGCTGCAATGTTCTCTAAGATCTTACACGTGAATCCATCCCCCATTGCGGACGACATCAGGCGCACACAGTCGAGGTAGTACTTACCCGTATCTACATGTACCGCAAAGTTTTGCAGAACCTGTTTGATCTTGTGCATTGTAAGTGGTTCGCGGGAAACAGCCATCAAATACTGACGGTAAATGTCGTTTACAGCTTTTGCGGAAATCTCTAGGATGCCTGCTTCGACATCGTAGTGGTAGGAATCCCGTTCCCATGTCCCGCCAATCATGCCATTACCAACGCTCAAACCTATCAGCTTCAAAATAGCCTCAACAACGAGCGGTGTAAACTGATAGTCACTTGAAAGTACGCGGTGTATCTGGTTGTCCTGCATGTCGGATCCGTCACATAGGAACCGGTTGCCCTTGTGTCCGTAGTCGTGTCGGTTCTCGTAGAGCCACAGGAAGTGCTTTGCCAGGATCTTTTTGCTTGCTGTCCCATCGTCGGGCCGGATCCAGTCCTTGGTGAACATCCGACCGCCCCGAGCACTCAGCCACCCGAATGCTGTCGAGGGAGCTACCATGTGGTAGACACGCGAGATCAGGGCTTCCTTGTCCGCACGCTCCAGAATCTGACCCTTAGTGAGTGCCGATACGACACTCTCGTTATTCGCCGTCAGGATCAGCCTGCAGGGATTGTAGACGGTCGTAACCGATTTGAACTTTTCGTCGATGGCTAACCGGGAACTGCCTATCAATTCCCGCACCAGGTTGGCTGGATGGTGACGCTTAGAGACGATCGGCCAACCCTCGTTCACACAGATGAAGGGTGTCTTCTTCAGCGTGGCGCGGAAATCACCAACCAACTCTTCCCCATACATGATGTTGGGGACTTCAAGGGCTTCAGCCAAGCCTTGGACAAGCATTCCCTTACCGATACCCGGGAATCCTTGGATCGATAGTGCACACGTCGGGCCTTCCTTGAACGCCAATGACCACGCGATCCACCGACAGATGTCTTGGTAGTGGTTGCCAGTCCAACTCTTCAGCCAGTCGTCCACATCTGCGTTGAACTCTGACGCCAGCTTCGGGTCGATTCGGTACATACCGACCACCAGTGTGGCGCGGTCTGTGTTGATGTCGCTTATGCGTCCGCCGGTCGCTTCTGGTATCATCTCGATATCGTAGACAACCGATGTGTTGTTTGCCATAATATTTGCCGGGGTTGGTACCCGTAGCTGACCGTTGTTGACCGTCCCGAGCAGGCCTCGCATGAACGTGTCGTGCTTTATCGTCGCTTGGAGCTGGTTCTTACGGTCGCCGGCAGTAGCATAGACCCCGTGCTCGGTGAGCTTGTAATACCGGTCTGCGTGGTTAGCGAATGCGTGGCTCCGGATGTACTCCCAAGCCAACTCCTCATCGGCATAGAGGTCGGGGGCTGAGCTCCGGGGAACCCATTTCTGCATCCCCAAAACACACCGCTCAATCGGGGTCATTTCCTTGAGCTCTTTTTCCAGTACCTTGTCTTGTTGCTTTTGCATTTCGCGCTGAGCGCCGAAGCGTTGAATCTTGTTCCAGAGGAGTTCCGTGAACGGCATCCCACTCTGGTCCAACCCCATCGCTTGGGCAACAGCCACGAACAACCCATACACCTCAATCAAGGATGCATCGGGCAGCCGGTTCAGGGCAGTACCTACGATAGAGCAGACCGTGTGGTCCCGTTGGCCGGGGGGAATCTCGTAGCATTCATCGAATGCCGCGCTGAACGCTATAGTACCTCTCAGCTTGGTACGTGCCAGCTTGCCGAACACTGTCGGACGGATCACACCATCCTGCAGGCATTCGACCAGGTTGAGGGCTTCGATCGGGTCCGGGGCCTCGACGTCGGTCACCACAGATAGTGTGCGGGGCACGATGGCTATGTCGAAGGCCTCGGGATCGTAGTATCTCTCGGATTCGGTGAACATGTAGTATTTGTGGTCGACGCTCTCGATAGCGGGGTACCCACGCCTGTGTACGTTGGGTGCGCGGAACAACCGGGACCACTGCGCGGCCGTGACATCAACACACTCCTCGGGTATGTCGGTCTTCTGTGTGGCCTTTATCATGCCCATTTGACGCCCGTCCCACTCGTCGGGATCGGTTATGGGTGTAGACAGGTACCAGAGCGCTCGGAAGCCTGCACGGGTCGAATAGACGCATGAGGGGGGTGTTTCCATACCCTCCAACGCCATGATCACTGTCGTAATGAACCCATCGGGGTCCGGGAGGTCCACCAGAGGGGTGTGATCGGGGGAATCAATATCGAGGATCAGGAAGTGGAAATGCAGACTGAGCTGTTGAGTTTCAAGCTCGGGGTACAGAGTCTTTGCCAGTCTTGGGTGCTGTGTGTAGGCTTGATTCGCTTCAGAGAACAGCCTGTAACTGGAAAAGACCACGTCCCGCTCACACGGGGTATCAAGCTGGATGTAATCACATAGCTCGATTTCGGGGTCGTTGGCATCCATAAAGGATACCAGCTTATGTACGTACACGGAGGAGAATGCGCTTACGTCCACTGTTTACCGCCCTTTCGCCAGGTAGGATTCACTATACGCCTGGGATGCCTTGGAGGCAAGCCCCAGGGAACAACCTACCGAACAGTTTC